TGTCCAATGTTTAATTTACCTTTTTTAAACTCACGCATTACCTTACTGACTTTCTTACGTTTTTGCTCAGTTGTTTTCGGTAATTGTCTTCTAGATATTGGCATTGTTAATTAAAAAGGTTTGCTCCTGAATAATCAGGCAACCCTGTATCAGGGTCTGTTGGAAAATCAGCAGCTGCTAATTCAGTTGGTGAAAGGGCAAAAGCAGCGGTTGAAGCTGGTAAGCTTCCTAAAAACGCTAAAGGTTTAGCTACAGAACTTAAAAATCTATTAAATAAACTTGGTGCCTTTGCAGCTGAAGCAGCCATCACCCCTGTGCCAGCAGCCGGTAAACTTACAGAACTTCCTGGGAATCTTACAGCTCTTGGTGGACCTGATCTAGGTGTTGCTTTTGCAGAAGTTAAGACACCAGGTATACCTCTTGCCGTGGCTCTTGGTGGACCCGACCTTGGAGCTCCTCCGAGTAGTCTCGGCGCAGCCGCTGCTGCTAATATACCTGCTCCTATGGCTGGTCCAGCTATGTTACCTAAGTCGACCTGAGAAATATTAGGTTGCTCTCCAACCTGAGTTGTTGGAGCATCAATGATTGGATCGGTTATAACTTGTTCAGGAGCGGTATCACCAAAGTCATCTAAGAATCTATCAAATATTAAGTTTTGCACATCAGGATTACTAAGTGCTCTTAACCTAGCGTCCTCTTCTGCGGATACACCAAACACTTGATCAGTTGTTGGAAAGTCATCAGTTCTCCTACCAAACAAAGAAGATATAGCTTGTCTTACTGGAGATAGTGAAGTTAAGTTTTGTAACCTTCTTTTTTCTTGTTCAAACTGTTGTCCTTGAAACCCAGATCTTAGACCATCAAGAATGCCCATACCAGCTGTGGGATTTAACCCTAAAACTGTATTTATTTGTCTTCTCTCTGCTAAAGTTCTATCACCTGGGTTTTGTTGTATGTCTTGTAACCTAGCAAAGTCATCCACAGTTATGTCCCCTCTTTGAAAATCGTCTGCTAACAAACTTCTACCAATTGGTGAATTTCTAAAATCAACATCTCTTATGGCTGCAGCTAGTCTATCATCATACTTTGATACATCCGATTTTCCTGTTCCAGCTAATCTTCTCTCCCTTAAAGCTTTACCGGCTTGTCTCCCACGTTGTCTTTGAACTGATCTTGACGCTTTGGTGCCTTGTTGTTTAGACTCTTTGGCTTCTCCGCTATCTCTAAAAGATCTAACCATTAATTTGTTTCCTTAACTATTGCTTGCATATTATTTATCCCCTGTTTAGCGAGTGAAATACTAGCTCTCAGCTTAGCATGTTTGTCATCTTGTTCTAGTTTATCCTCTGCAATATCTTTATTTTGCATAAGTTTCATCATGTCAAGATTAGCTTTTTGTTGTCCCTCTTCCTCTTTTCTTTGCTCTTCACGAGCCTTAAGATCAAGATCTCTGTCTTTTAATTTAAGAACTGGGTCATTTTCTATCTGATTTAAGACCTCTTTCTCTGCTTTTGCGTAGTCTTCAGTGAATTCTGCTATCAATTGTGCCTTTCTAGACTCTATTGCCACCTGTATGGACTGAATTTTGTTCTGAAATTGCATAAAATCTGGGTTTTGTTGCACTTGTGGCCCTAATTGCTGTGCTAAAACCTGCATTTGTTGTTGAATAGCAACTAATTCTTGTAATTCTTCAGCAAATTCTATCTCAATCTGCTCAGTAGACATCAACATGATGTGTTCCATGCAGTTTTGTTGCAACATTGCAAGTGCTTTTGGGTTATTTCTTACCATCATGGTGCCCATAAACTGTAAATGTGCTGTCATGTGAGCTTGATGGTCTTGTTTTGGAAAAGCTTTAAACTTTTTTCCGTTTAAAGCTAAAATATTTTCGGTTGCAGGGTCAGCTGGCATTGGTTGTGGGGGTGGAGGCAACAATATATCAATATCTTTCACACCAAGTGCCTCATACATGTGTCTGTAAGCATGATAGAGGTTGTGCATTTGTGGATTTGACATTGCCATTTGTAGTTCTGTTTGTGCAACTGTAATTCTTTGTGTTTGTGAGAATATATTTGGATCTGCAACAGGTATGATATCTACTCTGTTGTCAAAATCTGCCGCAAATATTTCCCTCTGTCCACCAACAATGTCGTATGGGTACGCCTTTGGTAAATAAGTTGCAAAGTTTTCAGCTATCAACATAAACTCATTCTTCATAGAAGAATATAATCTCTTGTGTATTGCAGACATAACCCGCGATCCACGCTCCAAGAGCGCTACAGTCGTGCCTACTGCTGCACTTTGATTACCATCACCGACCTGCATGTCAGCGATTGATGCAAAACGTTGTCCTGCTTGTACGACCACGCCCATCAGTTGAAGGAGCGTGCCGCTTGGTTCTTTGAATGGCAACGGCATAAATGCATCACGTAAGTTTCCACCAGGAGCATCGACATCACGGAACTCACCCGGCTGCAACGGTTGAGCTTCGTCTCTAACTCTAATACCTCTTTGTTTAAATCCGGCTGGTAAGTTTGACAAGGTGCCTGCATCAAGTAGCTGTCGTAGCGCTGCGGTTGCAGTTCTAGACAAACCACCGATCATGTGGATTAAGCCGAACCCATAGAAGCCAAGTCCTGGTAGGAACTTAAAGTGTACGAAATATTCTTTTTTCTTTTTCATTGGATCTTGTGCACCATAGTTTCTACGAATAGAAAGCACGTTCCCCGTTTCGTCGTGCACGGTTACGATGTATGGAAGTTTAATACCTGTTGGCTCACCTGTCTCTGGGTCAGAGTCTTCGTAACCCTCTAGGTCTAATTCTACATGACACTCTAACAGTGTGTGCATCTCCGCTGATACGCTACGAGACACACCTTCTATTTTGTCTTTTTTCTCTTTGACATCGCTTGTATCAAAGGCTGGTTCTCCTATGTCAACTTTTTTGTAAAAACCTGACACCTGTTGTTTTAATAAATCGTTGCCTGACATTTTTACAACATGAATAATTGTTTCCGCATCCTCTAATGAAGTTGCACTATATGGCACGACCAAATCCTCAGCAGGCACAAACTTAGAAACTGTTCTACCAAGAACAGAATCAAAATAAACTTTTTTAAAAGTTGAACCTGCTAGAGGTAAGTTAAACAACATTTGATCAAACTCTGGTTCGTATTCTTTCATGTTC